GAGAGCAAGAGCATCGATCAGCGCAGGCAGGAGGCCGAGGCGATGGCTGCCATGGGCATGATCTCCATGGCAGGGATCGCCGGGCTGCTGATCAAGCAGGGAGAGGACCACAAGGTGGTGCAGGAGATCTGCGGTACGGTACCCTACATGGAGGCAGCCGGAGAGATCAAGCAGGCGGAACAGGAGCAGGAGGCCGCGATCACTGCTGCCACGGATGCAGTGAGGCAGGAGGAGCGCGAGCGCCGCAAGCCGGCCCCCAAGTGTGCTGGCAAGGCCATCATGAGAGCCTGTGGCAAGGCCGGCGCAGCAGCGAGCCAAGACTACTACGAGGCGTTTCTGGAGGCCGATCAGCACGCTGATCACAGGCTGATCGTACTCACCCAGATCAACATCACTAAGCGCCGTATGATCGCTCAGATTATGCGTGGCTGGGAGATGGAGCAAGCGGATCGCTGGGAGGCCGATCAGACCAGTGAGGCCGATCAACAGGAGGAGCGTGATCAGCGCCACGCGGTGCTTAAGGAGCGGTACCTGCTTAGCGAGATGCCTCCTACGTGGCTGGACCTTGGCAGGCACCTTGTACACATGGGCGGCAAGCTCAAGGGGCTGCCGATGGCCACCCACACCTGGCCGATCGGCACCTGCAATGGTAAGAGCATCGATGGGTGCGTGCGTTACAACGGGCTCGTAGCCTCTCGCAGCGAGTAGCAACCCCTCCCAGTGATCGGGCCGGCTGCCGGATGGCAGCCGGCCTTTGCTGGTCTGGGGTTGCTGGATGGCAGGGGCAGATATCTGGCACGGATGTTGCACCCCTGCACGATCCGTGCCAGTACATTCTGCGGCTCCCCCACCACCAACACCCTATATTTTGCTTATCCTATACCCTCACCGACAATATATAAAAAATCAATAAAAAAGCCTTTTAGTACGAAAATTAGAAAATATTTTCTATCGTAAACATCCAACACACTGCATGCACCGCACCATACACAGCAATCTGCAAAAGATCCCCCATGTAAGCCATTGTAATTACTAAGGAAATAACTAACACTTGTACACCGCTTGCATACCATGTTAGTTTCCCTGTAGGCAAATGCGCTTTTTATTTATGGATGTACGACGTGTTAGTCGAAGAACAAGAGAAAGTTGTATTTATTGACGACTTTAAATTTACCTTCCCTCCACCAAGACGCGGGGATGTTGTAGCCTTTTATACAGACGAGTATGACAGAAGCTCATATTTATTTGGTTTCGTAACAGTAGTTACACCAACTGGCCGCGTTCATTTGCATGTATATGACGGAAACGGAACCAGTATTAGGAAGCGTGTAGACATTGCGGATAAGAGAAGAATAAAATACAGGTGGCTTCCACTTGAGCATGCACATACATTAGAAGATGAAAAATAAGGTTGATAAAATGAATTTCGGTAAGCTACAAGAGGCAAGAACATTTGTCGTTCCCCTGCTCAGACTTCTGCACATTCCAAGGCAGAAGAGACCTCTGCGGTCCGGTGGGCGTCAGCTTGGCCCTATTGTATTTGAGCAGTTGATCCGGGCAGCAAGGCGATGGGCGAATGTGACAATGGACTACCAAGCCCTTGCCATGATTGAGCAGCACATTCAGATTCTAATGTTGCTGGAAGATAATGGCATTGATGTTGAGCATGGCAAGCTTTCTGAAGCAGAGCTGAAAGAAGGAGCAAAGATGCTCGGGCCGTCTTATATTAAGGCACTCAAGGAGCTTGGCTATAGTCCTCGCACAAGCCGAGCACCTACTGCTGCGGCGAAAGCTAAAGCTGCCAAGCTTGCTAATGAGCACAAGGAACTTAAAAAGGCACACAAGGACGCTTTGAAGTTGGTCAAGTCACTAAAGGCTGAACTCGCGTCCGCCTAAATAATTTCTGACAACTCGTAGTCAGGAGCCTCCACCGCTGATGCCGACGGTGAATAAGAGAGAAGGCAAACCCCATGGCCATGGAGGTCGATTAATACTCGACCATTAACCCGAAGACGCGTTGGTCCTTCCCTGCTTGGCTGCAGGGTTAGCGTCACGTTGAGGGCCTCCCTGAATGGAGGAGGCTAAAAACCATTAAGTAGATTTCGAGATCTGCGTATGGTCGTGTACTGGGGACGCCATCTCGGTACACGACCATTACCTTTTTGAGTGGCTTATGAGTTACAAAGACGAACTTCTCCAGCTCCTTGAAGATGAGCTGAATGTTAATCCAAGAACTATTGCGGACAGTCTTGCGCAAGTGATCAAGGGTGAAACAATCAAGAGGAAGTTTGACTCTAATGGAAATCTTGTCCAGAGAGAAGTGCTTGTTAAGCCAGACGATGCATTGCGAGGAGCGATGGTGTACGATGCTCTCCATGGTGGAAAGCTTGGCATTGCTCCAAAACAACTTGTAGGGACATCAGGCAATAAGGTTACAGAGGTCGCACATAGAAGACTATCTGTAGATACTCGCATTATTGCAAATGCCGAGCATGAGGGCTTAGGCGTTGACATTGAGCTTGAGAATATTTTTGAGAATAGCGAATGAGGACCAACCTATCATCTGAGCTTATCAGGGCATCCGCCCAGAAGATGATGATTGAGTTGCGTCTTAAAGAGGGAGGCGAGACTCCTCAACTTCTTGAAGACCTTGAGATTGCACAAGGAGCAGTTGACACTCTAAAGGAGCTTCTTAGCGGGATTGAAGATAAAGAGATTAGTGACGCACAGCTTAACCAGGAGGCAATTCAGCTTGTCATCGTTAAGACTGGACGTACTCCAAGGGAGATCACTAACATAATTGAGAGCAAAGTATCTGCTGATGCTGGAGTAACCAGGACTAAGAGCGGTGTGACCGCATCTGTCCCAAGACAGATTGCTATTCCAGATAAGGAATCTGAATCCTCAGCGAGATGGAGGCGTTGCCGAGAGGACTACGTTTACTTCTGCAAGATGGCTTGTACCATCATGTACCGTGCTGGGCTGAATCCAAAGCATCCTCTTGGTGGTTATGGTTCTTTTGAGGTAAACGAACACCAGATCAGGTTCGTTGCGGTCATAATTGACCTATGGTTGAAGGGTGTCCCTGTAAGAGTCATCCTACTTAAAGCACGCCAGCTTGGAATGACAACAGCTATCCTTGCCTTCTGGGTATGGATGATGGTTCAGAAGGACCACTTTGTTGCATTCTTCATGATTGATAAAGACCCGCATATGTATGAAAAGCGGGATATGATTATTAACTGGTTAGAGAACCTTGAGAAGCTATTCCCAGAGCAGGACATCCCGACAATTGTTGCAAAGGGTGGCAAGCGTATTGTCCTGAGCAACGGTAGTAAGATGCTGTTCGAATCTGCACATAGCCCCAACCCTGGTACTTCTGAGATGGTTCATGCGATCCATCTTAGTGAGAAGCCGAAGTGGCCTAAAGGGCGTGCAGCGTTGGTCGATAAGAGCCTGCTGCCGGGTATGCCATCTGCTCCCAATACTTTCGTTGTAGATGAATCAACGGCACAGGGTATGGGAGAGTTCTTTAAGAAGTGGGACCGCGTTATGTCCGGCAAGGAAGCTGGCTTAACAAAGACCACTCCGGTATTCCTCCCCTGGTATCTATCCCCAGAGTACAGTGCTGAGCCTCCTGAGAATTGTTATAAAGAGAGCGGGGAATTTATTTACCTAAATGAAGATATAGAAGTTTGCGAGACTGATGAGGTCGGTGACATATCAATTACAGAAGAAGAGATTGCAAATAATTTCAATTTGTCAGTCCAGCAAATTTTTTGGCGTAGAGTAACGATCAAGAATACCTACAAGGGTGTGCGTGTAGACTTTGATCAAGAGTACCCGACGACACCAGAGCATGCGTGGGCGGCTGTTGGGACTCTCTTCTTTGGTAATAATCTTGCTACTGAGGGATTGAAGCTTACACAAGAACCGATTATGGTTGGTAACATTGTTGATAAGAAAGGCAACAATGATTACAGCAGGCTTTTCTCTTGGGTGCATTATTCGCCGCAGGTTATCCCTGACCGTTCTGGTCCATTGAGGATTTATGAGCGTCCGATGAAGGGGATGAAGTATTTTATTGGTGGCGACGTTGCTGAGGGTAGACAGATTGAGTCGTCTTCAGGACTGGACCCAGACTTTAGCGTTTTGAATGTTGATGATGAGTTTGGTAAAACTGTTGCGGTATATCGTGGCAGGATTAAGCCAGAAGAGTTTGCTCACCCTGCTCTGCTTCTTGCGATTTTGTATAACCAAGCAAAGGTTAATATTGAACGCAACAGTGTTGGCGAAGCTTGTTGGGTTATGTTTAAGCAGACTGGCTACAACAAAGTTTACTTAAGAAGTGGGCATGGTCCATATGAAGATCGTGCATGGAATAAGACGTTGCCGAGCAACCGCAAGACTATGCTTATTGAACTAAGGCATCATTTGCGCAGGCATCCAGAATGCATCGTTGATAAAAATCTTGCTTATGAGGTCTCTAAGTTTATCACTAACAAGGATGGCCGGCCCGAAGCTATGAGCGGCGAGCATGATGATTGTGTTATGGCTAAGATGCATACTTGGCATATGATTTATGATCTTGTTGGAGTTAGAATTTCTGTTAAAGAGGAAGTAGTTCCAAAGCCTCATGATTTAGAATTCTCAAATGTACTGGAATATAATGGGGTCGAGTTAGGTGAGCAACTAACTAACTTTGATTCTGATGACTTTGCAATAATGGATATTTTCTAATGGCTCTTAACGTAGACAAATGGAATACCCGTATTCTTGAAGATTACAGGCACATCCAATCAAAGTATCATCGCATCTGGAGAAACAACAGAGATGTGATGAATAATGAAGGTGAGGGATCGAGGTTTGGTAATCTGACTAAGGAGTTCGCTGGAGCAGTTCGTGCTCGCCTGATTCATAAGAATTTCTTTGTGCGCGTAGATGCTGACGATCCAGACTTCGCTGGCAAGGCAAGGGAGCTTACCATTATGAGTAACTCCCTGTCTCGCTCTGTCGAGCTTAAAGAAACTCTTGATGATGCTACTGAAGATAGCCTCTGGGCTGGGACTGGCTGGCTGGAAGTTGGACATACACTTGACCTTCATAGCTTTGATATTATGCGCTCCATCCTGCATAATGGTCCAAATTCCTTTAATCCAGAAGATTATGTAGATGAGTATGTAGAAGTTCCCGAGGATGAGGTGCGTGCCGAGCTTGGGAATGAGGCTGACAATATTACTCCCTTTGATGCTACATTGGAGCCAAACATTACAAGTACTCCTGAACCTGTAGTGACGTTTGATCCTGAAGCTGGCGCTCCATGGATTACAAATGTTTCTCCATTCTTTATTGTCCTGCCGAGGGAGACTAAAGATTTTAGAGACGCAGATTATGTGACTAAGCTTGTCCTTATTTCTCTTGAGGAACTGAAGCTTGTTACAGATATGACTTTGCCTGATAATATTGTAGCGAGTCAATCTGAATTTGAGATTCTTATTGATGAAACTCCTGGTGGTACTTATATTGATAAGCCAGTCGTTGTTGCTATCACATTCATCCGGCGTGATAGAAATGATCCAAGATATTCTGGTTGGTATCTTGCTCATGTACTTAGCCATCCCAGCATTGTGCTAAAGAACGCCCCGAATCCTTATGGTGGAATGATTCCCATTATTCCAGCAAAGAGCCGTTCCTCTATGCGCATTATCGCAAAAAGTTGGATTGAGGATCTTAGACCATATACTGATAATTATGCTAAGATTCTTGAGGGGCTGTTTAAGAGGATGAGGGCTGGCCTTGCTATCAAGTGGACAATTGGGTCCGGGGCGTCCATTACTAAGGTTCAAGAGATTAATGTTAACAATGTCAATTACAATGGCAGGATTAATTTAGAGGCGGGTCAGGCTGAAGACCTTAAGTATATTGAAGGCCCTGGATTAACCTATGATCATATTCAATCTCTGAATCTTGTATCCAAACTCGCACAGGGTGAGGCAGGCCAGACAGATATTGATCGTGGAACTCCGGTCAAGAAGATCACAGCGAGGCAGACTGAGGCACTACTGCAGACATCTGCATTAATGATGGAAGCTATTCGTGGCCCAGTAGTGAAGGCAGGCAATGAGGCTGTGATAAAGCTTGTACATCTACTAAATCTTTTCAGCACTCAAAGAGCGCATGTGTATTCTTTTGGTGGAGACCTTGTAGAATTGGAGCCAGGAGGCAACGATTATACAACTTCTTACCGCTATAAGATTTCTGTAAGGGACCTTGAAGGCCCAGCAAATGCAGAATCTCAGCTACTTTTTGTGCAATTTGTTAAGAATGTTGCTGCACTTCCACAGTTTGCGAATGAATATAATTGGCGAGAACTTGCCGATGAGGGTAGGCGCTTCTTTGGTATGGGCCCAGAGGTTATGGCGCGCCTGCAAGCCCCTGGAATGATTGATGAAAGATCGCAAGCTGGTATGCCGGGGCAAGGTGTGGTATCTTCTGGAAGGCCACTTGCGTCTCAAGGGAACCCAGATGGTGGCTCGATAGACAATGCGCTATCTGCGCTCAATAGGTTATAGATATATAATGCCGCAGTTTGAATTTCAATGCCAAGGTTGTGGGTTTATAATTGAAGAACTTTTCAAGCCAAATGATAATGAGTTGGCTTGGGTTGCAGAACAATTCTGCCCTATGAAATGCGAAGATCCGCTTTGGAGGAAGATTATTTCTAAGCCACAAAGGTCAGAGCGTGTTCGTTCTGATTCTCGCTTCCCTCATGTTACTCATATGAGTGAGCCATGTGTTCATTATACAAAGGATGGCCCTGTTATGGGAACTCGTCGGCTTGTTGCGAAGAGCCGCACACATATGGAACAGCTAATGAATAAACATGGGTATGTTCATTATGAGGCTCCTGTAGATGGAGGCTCTCAGGGGCACGCTGGAAAGATGCCTGCTCATATTAAGAAGCTTGAAACAGAAAATCCAATGGTTAGGAAATACTTGGATATGAAAGCAAGTGGTCGAATCGCGTCAGCAATGGTGCTGACTGATAAAGAACTAAAGGAACGATTCAATGTCGATGGTTAATCTTGTTGTTTACTTTACGTCTGGTGACGATGCTCCCGCTGGAGATAGCGCTCCCGCTGGAGATAGCGCTCCCGCTGGAGATAGCGCTCCCGCTCCCGCTGGAGATGGTGGAGGATTCTCTTGGGATAGTTGGGATGGAAACTCCGACTCTGTCCCTGAAGACAGCCGTGCCGCATACAATGCGATTCAGCAAAACTTCAACAGTAGTAAAACAAATGAAGTAAGTCAGGCTCTTGTTAACAATCTTAGAGCAAGACATGAGCGTCAGAGGCGAGATGCTGACAACGCACGTTCTGCAATGCAGAAGAGGAACAATGGAGAGGAGCCAAAGAATTTTACTCAGGAAGATTTCAATAACCAGATGAACAGGCGTGAGAAAGAATCACGTATGCGTGATAGGACTGATAAGTTCCGGCGAGATATGGAATCGCTTATCGGTAGCCCACAGCAGTTTGGTGATACTACAATCGCTTTCTCTGATCAGGGAGACGTTGATGCATTTGAGAATTTCATGCGTGATAAGTTCTCCAATGGAATTAGTCCACGCGAAATGCTAACAATTTTTAAGATTGATTCGATTCTAAAGGGGCATCGTAATGCCGCTATTAGATCGCAAGAGAAGACCCTTCGAGATCGGAAAGGATCAATGCGGGATGGCAGCCGCATTGATAAGAACCGACAATCCCCAGAGGACCGGCCTGAAATTGGCGATGGCGGTCGGGTTTCCTCTATTGAAGAGTACATTAAAACTCATAACCCAGATGCTGCAAGGGCGATTGCAAGCGGGGATATTAATGTACTTGAGAACCTTTAGACATTCAAGGAATTAGAAGTGAATAATATCTTTGTTGCTACTCTTGCAGTCTCATGGACAGCTGGTTCAAGGCAGGAGTATAGCGAAAATTTTGACTTGGTCCGCACTCTGGCAAATCGCCAGAAGGCGCTCGTTGCTCAGGAGCTTGAGAAGAGCTACCTGTTCAAGCGCTTTAAGGAAACTGCCCAGGTTGTTGTCTGCTACGATAATATCGAAGTTCCGATTTATCTTGGTCCGGGAACGGCGGGTAAGTGGATGCAGCGCGGAGACCTTCTGCCTGATGCTGCTGATAGCAAGCTTGCTAAGGGATACTACTCTAATCGTTATCTTGCTGTTCCTGCTGGAATTGATAAGATTGATGAGTGGGAGAATGAAGGTAATCCCGGCGCTTTGTTTAAGCTTGCTGAGTACAATCAGTGGGAAGCTGCTCTTGCTCATTTCCGAGCGATGAGTTACGCTATTTTCTCAGGCTCTGGTGGAGCGCAGCCTGATGGCCTCGCTACCATTCTTGAGAAGGCTGCTCCTGCTGCACAGACAGCTGTTGTCGGTGGAATCAACAAGGCTACCAAAACTTGGTGGCGTAATCAGTATGTTCAGCTGACCAGTAACTTTGGTACTGTTGCTCCTGGAACTACCATTCCTGCTGGTTTCTTGGCTCTGCTTCAGCTGATTCGTCAGTGTACTGTTGCAACTCTTATTCCGAGTGATTTGGTTACTACTCAGAATATCTTTGAGAACATCAAGCGTGGAATGCTTGAGCTTGGTGCTCCTCAGTACATGTTGCAGAAGAAGTTGGATGCCCAGTTTGGTGTTAACAGCTTCGCCTTCGATGGACAGGATGTATCTTGGGATCCCTACTGTGCGGCAGATACGATTTACTGCCTCCACCTTAAGGATGTATTTGATGCAAGCCGTACTGGCAAGAAGGATAAGACCAAGATCGCAACCGACTTCGAGACTGTGTCGAAGAAGAGTATCCTCTCCTTGGCGGGTGGACTCTTTGCCCTCATTAACCCGAATGTCCGCATGCGTCAGCTTGCTCCTCGTTCTCCCTACCGTCAGCTTCATGAGACTAAGTGGTGGGTTGATTCCTTTAACCTCGGACTGTTCCGTATGTCCGACCATGGTGTAGCCGGTTCCGATAACGGCTCACGGTGGGAGACTTGGTAGAAAAATGAATCTTCTTGCTACCACTACACGACTTGATCGTCTTGAGCAGATTGCTACTGCTACTGTTAAAGTTGCACCAGCGGCTGCCGCTGGTGTGACAGCCACAGCTCACGCTGGCGGAGCTTTCGCCAAGGGCGCATACGTGGAGATTATTCCTGCTGCCGCTGTCACATCTCGTTTTCGGCTTTCTGCTATTATCTCTGATAATCAGTCTGCTGCGGATGAGTATGAGATTGATATTGCGAAGGGTCTTGCTGCTGCTGAAGTAATTATTGCAACTATTAAGGTTCCTGAACATGGGCGCTTTCTTATTAGCTCTGATTACTTGCTTCCAGGTACTCGCATTTCTGCGAGGATTGGGGTCAGGGATGCAGTCGCACGTACCTGTGATATTAGTGTAGAATTCTCTGACAATCTAATCTAAAATATTAATATAGGAATTTAAAGTGGCTAATACTCACAATGTTGTGACTGGGTGGACGGATACAGATCCTGATTCCCGGTTTCGAAACTCTGTTCCAACTACGATTATTCTTGCTGACGATATTGCCAATGGTGAGTACGACAGTTTGCTTGGAGATGTTTTCCAGGCCGGCCTCGAACGCAACGTTGTTTATGTTGATGAGGATGGACAGCGGTGGCCTATGGGGCTCGTACTGTATGTACACCCCGTTGGCGCAGGTGCCTTGACTATTAGGGTCGGGGCTACTTCTGCATGCCGAGGTAAGTTCTTGCTGGAGACTGGGGCGTTCACTGGTGGCGCACCTGTTCAGAATGCACTGGTTGCGGGCGCGATGCTGAGTCAATATTCAGAAACTACTTCTGAAATTGGTAGCACCACTGTTCGTGAGCCTGTGTGGAGCACGGCGCTTCAGGAGGGCGATGCTATTTGGCTTGTCCGCCGTGGACGCTACTTCGCTCTCACGGACCTTGATGGTGCCTGTACTCTTAGGCATAATGCCTGCCTGGATAACAGTAACGGTACTAATGGTGCAGTCCAGGATACAAGCAATATGCCGGGCCCGCTCGCTGCGCAGATTCTTGAGAATCTTCCGGTCGGGCAAGGTGGCGCTGTCGGGACCTTCTATGAAAATGGCGGTACCACTCTCGCTGGCTTTGTAGATATGCTCGTTGACATGCCTCCCCGATATATGCGATAGCTTATATCTTAACGTTGACCCCGGTTGGAGAATCCTCCAACCGGGGTTTGCTATTCATGAGAGGTATAGATGGCAACCGGATTAGGCTTGAAAGCGAGTTACCTTGTTGAACTTATGCTCGCTGGTGTTGGCCAGCGAGGTTCTATTGATTTGCAATGGCACTGGTTTGAGACTATTTATGGTCTGATCAGGGAACAGCCGTGGCCGTGGAATTGGAAAGACACAAGGTTCAGGACGTTTGCGCCGATTGTCTCGACCGAGACATATACTTGGACTGCTGGAGATTCATACATCCAGGGCAGTGGCGCACTTACGTTTGACCATACGCACACTGGCAGGTTCCTTGAGATTGACAACATTCCATTCATGGTTACCATTGTAGATACTGCACTTAACAGGCTACATCTTGATGCGCCTGTTGGGACTACTGTGGCAGTTGGTGTCCTTATGACACTTTACAGGGCAAACCTTACACTGAAGACAGGGATGATTAAAACTGTTGAGGTTGATGGGACAAGGCTCTTCTCAACTACTGATAATTTCTGGAGACGCTCAGGAGGGCAGCAGCATGTCGCTTACTCTTCTGGATTGCCGGAAGAGTACGAGGTCTCAGAAGAGAAATTTATTCCAGAGCCTTTGTATGCGCCTATCGTTAATGGCGCTCCTGGTGCTGGAAACATTGAAAATGGAACCTATGAATATTTCTGGACTGCATATGATCCAGAATGTAATAGGCACTCTAAGCCCGGCCCGAGTACACGACATACTTATACTGGCGGCCCAAGAAGCCAATCATGGGGATATGACGGAGCCGTTGCTAATATTAAAGAGAATGAATCTTATCAGTTGATCCTGTGGAGATCAGAAGCATCTCCGACTGGCTCTCGGTATCCTGCATACAAGGTTGGCTTCAAGGATCCTCGTAATACGGTGAGCTTCGTTACTGACTCACTTTCTGCGAAGCAGCTGATTGGACAAGAGCGCTATTATGATGGCCCGCAGGTAGACATCCTATGGCATATGTGGCCAGATGCTCTATACACTGTATATGCCAGACATATTAACAATTATGGTGGCCGCCCAAGTCCTAATGATATGATTCCACTTGGTAAGCAAAACGTAGTTACTGAGCTTCTTCCAATGGGCGCTTCGACTTATATTACCCTTTCTAATAGGGGGATAACTGAGCAGCATCAGGCAATCGTTAAGTTCAGGCAGCAGCTTGCTTACTTGATCCGTAAGGACAAGACTGCGAATGCTGCGGATCCTGGGCTTGAAGAGATTAATGTTTTGGATGGTGTCCCGAATGATGAGGGCCAATACGATCCTACCATGACTTACACCTTTAGATACTAATGCCAGTACAACCACGAATACTGATTCTTATTGAGGGAATGACTGGTCTTGAACAGGCCAAGGCAACACTTCTTGATGAGAACACGATTAACTTTTATCCTGTTCCTGGTGGATATCTTCAGAACTATCCAGGCAGGTCTGATTACTTTGATCGATCAAGGCCAGAATCTCCATTTACTAATGGATACGGTACTCCCCTTAGTAACTCGATTGATTATACAAGAATATTTAGCTTTGTTGATTATCTTGAAGTTGAACATCTTGTTGTTGTGGCTGGCGATAAGCTTTATGAAATTATAGGTAATGGATATAGGTTTCTTTATTCTTTCCTTGGGAAGGAATATGAGGGCAATTGTTACCCTACTATGTTTGTGCATCAGTCTAAGCTTATCATCTTGAATGAAGGTGACTTCCCAATGCTGTGGGATGGCGTTGATGGCGTCGTTCCACTTGGCGTGCAAGAAGTTCCAGCTCCTCCGGTTTCTGAATCTGTCGCATTACCATGGGATGGTAGCTATGCAGCTGATCCTTATGTTAATGGATATATTAACTATCATTTTAGTCAAGGCTACCTTGCTGGAGCAGGTACTCAGAGAACGAACCCTGGAGGAGCTTCTATTCAGGGTTGGTACAGAACGTGTGTTCAGTATGTAGACAAGTATGGCAACCATGGTAAGGTTTCTGCGCCGGGCGCTATTCAAGCTCAGCATCATCTTGACGCTGCTAAGTCTTGGGATTCTACCTCTACTCATGTTTCTTGGGATCCACCAAGAAGAGATGTTCATATTCATTACATGAGGCAGGGCAGGACGCTAACTCTTAATCCTGATGACAGCTCTCCACTTGGCCAGGATAATGTTTTTTATACAGAGGTCTATGTTGAGGGTACTGTTCAACATAGGAGATGGCAGAGGCTAACAGATCCAGTTCTTTCAGGGGCTTCACAAGTCGACTTGCTTGTTAGGGGGCCACCATCAGGTGGGATGGGAACTTCTTTTGCTGGAAGAATTTACATTGTTTCTTTTGATGAGAATGTTTGGTATAGTGATATTGCTTTATTTGGTCAGTTTAGAGCTACTCAGCAATTTTCTGCATACAGTACAATAACAGCCCTTGTTCCGGCAGGTGACAGGCTTTTTGTTATTGGAAGAACATCTACAGAAGTCTGGTATGAAAGCTCTGCTGGCCCAGCATTACTTGAACAAGATATTGTAAATGGAAGCAGATATGGATCGACCTTCGTTGCTGTAGGCGATGGTGCTATTTTTGGCCTTTGGAATGAAGGTTTCGGTTTTTATGATGGTGTAAAACATACATATGTCCATGCACCATACTATATTGAAAAGTATTATCTTGGCGAAGTTGGTGTGTCTACAAGGTCAGCAGTAAAAGTTAATGACTGGTATTACCTTGCGATTCGTAGAGATCAAGTAAGCGCGGCGAATAATGTTATACTGATGTATAACTTCAGTACATCAAGATGGTTTGTTGTAAACGACACCGTTAACGATATTGCATATTGGAACGAAGAGGTCGTTGGTGTAGACGATAGTGTATACGTTCTTTATCGTGGTGGAACATTTGCGGCTGCCACAATTGAGACCGCTGGCATCGTTTCTGGATCCCTTATGGAACAGCGTACAATCAACGATGTTCGTATCCTTATGGAGCCGTCTTCAGTTTTAACGGTTGATTTAATCGTATCTGGAGAGACCAGGAGTTCGGAAGAGACTGGCGATGGAGTTGCAATTCCACTTGATGGTATTAACTTAGTCGATAAGATTTTCCCACCATACTGGAACAAGCCAGATGCTTTATATGCCGGGACTGAATGGCAAGCTCCTGGGGATGTATTACTTCAGATGAGCCATCAGAAACCTGCTGTTGGATTTTATCATAGGATTCGTGTAGATTTTTCTGCTGGGCATCTTGTTAAGATTAAAGGTTTTGAGATCACCTATAGTGCCCCTTTCAGGCCAGAGGAAAGCTAATGAAGATTCGCCGTAGAAGAGGAGAACCAAGGCTTAGGAAAGTAACTTGGGCATTTGATGATAATGGCATTCCGATTATCAAAGACACTCCAAAACTTGATCTTGATAATCATAGGCGAGTTAAGTTAGAGTTGAAGCTACTCAAGCAGCCGCCAAAGATCGAAGTGGAGAAAATCATTGTACCCGATTAGTCCACATAGAATTGTTGCAGACGGTTCAATTAATAGAAGGTCTGTTGAGGAGCAATTCCTTTTTTGGGCTTCTCAACTTAATGAGCTTGGTGATTACAATATTGCTCTGAGAACGATCAAAAGAGAGCATTTGAAGCTTGATTCTGTTCAAGAAATGTGGGGCAATAGAACTGAGAAGTTTTCATCGTCCCCTCATCCATTCAATCAATATCCAAAGTTAACAAGTTCTGATTTGCATATCAAATCAGCTCCTGGAGGTGGCTATTGGCTTGATTGGGCAATTAACATTAAAGAAAATAGTGTAGTTGTTCAGAATAATTTTATTAGAATTATTCCATTTGCTAATGGACAACTTTTGTGGAGGGCCGCAGACAGGCTTGAACATGAATGGCCTTTAAGGTGGACTGGCGCTACATATGAAAGGCTTGAAGAGATTCCAGCAAATGATGGAGCGCATAGTCTAAGTGGGCAATGTCATTTTTATTCTGATACTGGTGTATTTGAAGTCGGCTTGCTTGCAGCAGCAGATGTTCGTTTTGCTACTTGGGCTTTTGCGCACTATGATGGAAGAGAAGCATATGTCGCTGTAAGAAGGGCTGTCTGATGGCAAAGTTTTTTTATACAACGACACTTGATAGAGTAGAGATTAAAGAATCTGAACTCAATCAAAGATTTGCTGATTTGACATTAAAGATTAATACTACAAAATTTGATATTAATTCTTTCCGTAAACGATCTATTCGCTACAGACACTTGATGGAGCCCCCAATAATTTATGCGAGATCAAAGAAGGCTGGCTCGCAAATTTTTGCAGGAGTTCTTACAAAGCTTGGAGCCTGGAACTGGACTGGAGTTGTTGTCGCCCATGGACAAACACAGCCCACTGCTCCAAATGGAACTGAACTATTAAACCCAGTTATTTATCTGCATGGAATGTATAGGTCTCATGATTGGCAAACTGGTTCATATGAAATTGGAATTGGTTACTCAGTAGATAATGGAGTCACCTATACTCTATGGGCTAATTCTGAAAAGTTTCTTGGATATACAATGGCGCATACAGATCCGAGATGGACTGGAAAAACTACTCATTACCATACTGGAGCAGCCGCAAATTGGTGGTCAAGGACAATGTATGGTAAGCGAGAGTGCAACACTGTCGCTATTGTGAAGAGTCAGAACGGAGTAAATATCCCAACCGTTACTCACTGGGCAATTGGGATCCGTGTAAATGGAACCTTAAGTAATGGCAACGGGACAAAAGACGTTCACGAACTTGATGTAGCTAAGCTTGAACTTATTGCGCGGGATTCTACATAATGCCGGTCGGAGCTTTTACACTTGTTGGTAGCACATTAGATGCTACTATTGTAGATGGTAATTTTGAATTATTGAAGGGTTTCCTCCAAGAGCAAGCTCTTGGAACAGATACCCAAAATGATACTTTAAATAAATTTGTTATTAGAGAATTGACTGGAAGCAAGATCTCTTCTGCTACAGTTAGAGCACATAATGTTTTAGATTACACTCTTGCTTACGAGCAACAGAATAAAGCATATAACGAAGTTACCTATAGAAATCAGGATGTTGGTGCGGCGGCTTATATTTCCCAACAAAGATTTATGATGGAACTTCTCGGCCGCCCTGGCCCGTCTTTTTATTGGGATTTTCAAGAGGACGGAATTGTTTATGGGAATGCACCAGACCCTAATAGATATGCTCCTGGTTATTGTTATTCTATGTGGCAGACAGTCCCGTTTACAAGCCTTAAGGTGTATGTGCCACAAGCATGCGTAGTCAGAATGAGAGGGCTGGCTTACTATCTTGGCAATTATACATCGGTAGCAGAGTTTATTAGATCTGGTGGGTTGTTGGCGACCTGGGAGAATGCAGCGCCTCCAAACAGGACTACGCTTGGAAAAGATATCGCAATGAGATTAGGTCTTTTTGTAGATACCAATCCAAATTTATATTTAGATGAATTTGTAAATTCTAATCCTAATATTCTTGCTCCAGATACAGGTGTCCAAGCGACTCATTGTTCTTGGCAGATGGTTGAAGATAAGACAGTTCACTCTCCTCAGTGGCAACTTGAAACTATTAGTGGAGAGGTCGTCCTCAAGGGTGGCAGGTGGTACAATTTTTCTATGAAATATAGAGGTGCTGGAACTGTAGGATATAGGGCGGCTGGTGCTGATCCATTTATTGATAATGTTTATGAATTTGCTGGAGCTGCTCTTCCAAACTTTAATGGAAGTAATCAAAACGTTCTTGGTACTCCCCCATTTTCTACTATGTGGATTTCTTCTACTTTGAGTCTTGAATTTATTTATGGATATGGTTCTATTCAATCAGATACTTCTTTGATTGGAAATGTTCCTGCTTAGAGGCAAAAATGGCATACGATGATGATTATGAGTTGGATAGGTATCAGCGCCAACAAAATATTTATGGATCTGCTGCAAGTGGTGGATTGACTGGCGCCAGTCTCGGCTTGCAGGTTGGAGGGCCATATGGTGCTTTAATTGGTGGTCTTGGTGGCGCTGCTGGAGGGGCTATTTATGGAAGCTGGCAGAACGAAGAACAAAGGCTGGCGCTTCAGCAGGCCAAGCTAAGAGATGAAGAGATTGAAAGGCGAATCGGAGGAGTAGATTATCTCGGTGATTTCCTTTCTTCTGCAAATGTATTACAAACGGGAAAGGAAGAAGCTGCTCAAATTGGAACAAGACAGGCTGCTGCTCGTGCTGGACTTTCTGGTGCTGCACAAGAAGATCTTTCTGCCAGAGCAAGGTCTGATATCGCTAAAGAAAAAGCTGTAGCTACTGCTGCTGCTGTCCCCGCTGCTGCCAGAGCAGATATTTCAGAAAAAGATCGCATCGTTCGGGAAGAAATGGGCAGGCAGGATTTATTTGATCGTGCGACTCAGGGACCAGATTGGATGGGAGAGCTTGGTGCTCTTGGTGGCGCTGCTGCTGCGGTCGCTGGACAAGCAACAGCAGCAGGTGGAGCGCTTGAAGGCGGGGCCGCAGTAGCTGCAAAGGATATCACTCCTGAAGAGTATGCTGGGCTGAATCCAGATGAGCAGATGGCTGCACTTAATGCTCTTGATGTAGATCGAGAGAAGGGTCTTCGTACTTACGGATTTGAGCGCCCTCCAGATAGAAGTGCTCTCGGTGATCTTGATGCAAGTCCAGATGATTTGCGAGCGATGGAATTTGCGACAACGGATTACGAAGCTCGCGAGGCTGCAAGGGAAACACCCACTGAAGAGCGTGATTTTGCCGAGGAAGAGTTCGGGGCGCAAATGGTTGAGGTACCTGAAATGGCCGCCTTCAAAGAATCTGTTTTTGGTCCTGCAAAGAGAGTTGACCAGCTTGACCAGCAGGCAGAGCTGCTCTCTACTGAAGAGGATTTGATCGCAGAGAGAAGGGCCGTATTAAGTGATCTTCAGGATGTACGGTCAGTTGGCAATAATCTAATGGCTCGTGATGTTCCACCAGACAGCAGCAATGTTCAGGATTTGATTGCGAATGATCTTCAGACTGGAGCAGTTAGCCAGAATGAATTTGAGGCGATTATTGCAGCAAACCCAAATGCCCTGACTGATTATAATATTTGGATGACTGAGGTAATTAAATACCGTGAAGGGGATGCTAATCTTGGGGCAGTTGATCCTGGGTATAGTATTGAATCAGGTACAGTTAGCTCATCAACTATTGACGCACTGATAAGGTAAAGTAAATGCCTATTCCTTCCCAAAATCCAAACGACACAACTGGTCTTGGCGCGATGGCCAAGGTCCTCGAAGGCTACATGGTCGGCGAGGAGATCAAACGTGCCCGCTTTGTTGAAGAGCGTGAATACGAATTCGAGCGTGAGCAATTTGATGAATCAACGCGCCGCTTTGATACAAGTTTTGAAGAAGGTGTTCGTCAGTTTGATGAGTCGTTAGTCTTCCAGTCTGAACAAGCAGCTCTCCTACGTGAACATCAAGTTGAGCTCCAGGATGACCTACAGGAGTTCCAGTCAGAAGAAGCAGATCTTGAACGGACCTCACGCGAGCAAGATCAGGCTGCTAATCGCGCACAGCGATATTGGGAGAGGAACGAGATCAACAAGCAGCAGGAAGCTGACAGGGCTCTCCAAGCAGAAGATAGTAAATTCGCCAGATATGAAGGAACTCTTGGCGGCCATAAGTCCTATGACGAGATTCCTGATCAACTTATTCAGGGGGCAAGTGGCGCTGTTTATAGTAATTGGGAACCAGGATTTCTCCAGAATGAAATTAGGAAAGTCGCAAGTGGTGAAGTGAGTGATGCACTTCCGAAGCTTACGCAAGAGCAAGCTGCACAGGCATTAGAGGGCTTGGAGACTAACGAGTTGACTATGGAAATGGTCCTGGCTCAATTTGATGGAGCTGGTCAAATTACATGGGTTCCAAATACAGGGAAGCAAGCAGCCATTGAAAATCTTGCCATGGCTGAAGCTGGTGGTCGTAGCGGATGGGACAGGCTGGATGGAGATGAGCAGCAGGAAGTGATAGATGGTGTGATCTATGACTTGAATCATCTTGACGGGATGAAGAAGAAGTGGACAGCTGAAAAGCGTGCGAATCAGGTGTTCGAGGCTGGTCTTGAGAACGGGAGTGCTCGTCCAAGTGCGAGATCATTACTTTCTGAGTCGTATGGAAATTATTTCTATAACAAAGATGGAATGGTTGTTACGAGTAATAAAGCTGGTGCCGATATTAGGCATGAAGCTGAGTATATGACATGGGAAACAGTAAATTACATAACTGATATTGAGACCATGACTGATCCTAAGGCAATCGCTGCTCGCACGGAAGAATGGGCAGTAGACCTCCGCAAGCGCAGGGACGCCATGGCCGCCCATATGGAACGGGATGGAGAAGGAACTGAGCAGGCTGATTTGTTTTATGAGTGGGCTAAAAATATGGGGGAGGACAATGACCAGGACATGTCTATCTGGGATGCTAATGTAGTTAGAAAGAAGCCTTCTGGTCCAAGTAAGGGCTATGTTGATACTGAGAAGATGTCTACCAAGGTTAGTCCTGGCGGTGTTGCTAAGAAGGGAGGGAAAGATGTGGTCCTTACAGGGAAGGGCGATTGGGTTGGAGCCGATACAAAAGAGGGCAAGCTTTATACCGATTGGTCAGAAGCGAAGGATGAACTCGGGGTTGCTGAGGATGTACTTAGGCTTGCTAAAGAAGGACAGGCCAAGCTTGAAAAGCTCCATAAGGATCTTGAGACAAGATTCGAGATTGGAATTGGAGATAAGCCTGCACCGATTGAGTATTACGGCGACCCTCTTTCAATCGACGAGTTCGGATACGGTGGCCCCAGCACCATGGTGAAGCCTGCACGCAAAGTAACACCAGAAGTCTATGAAGCGGAGCAGGCCTTACAGAAGGCAAAAGAGAAATTTAAGCCGTTGAATAAAGATGTCGAGAAGCTTGAAGGTAACTAAATGAGCTACAGCAAACAACAAGAAGAATTGCTTAATGCAGCAGCAGGCAATAATCTATACCATCGCTCTGACGGAAGGAAGGGGACAAAGGATTGGTATGCAGAGGAAGATGCCAAGCTGAAGTGGTCTGTCGATCAAGCCGTTAGCCGTGGCTTGATTGATCCCGAGGCAGCTGAAGAAGCCAAGGTCGCAAATCAAAGGACTTGGTGGGACAAGATGTGGGGCTTTGAGGAAGCCAGCGGAAATCTTACTGGTGGATTTTCGCAGGGCATCATCGATGTTCTTTCTCTTGGCAACTACGCCTCAGCAGCAGCGACTAAAGCTACTATTGATGATCCTCTTGTTCAAGTTGGATCACTCAAGATGGGGTTTACTCCATCTGCTTGGTACAAGTCTTTCAAGACTCGCCCATACTACTCTGATATGTTTGAGAGTTTCTGGGGTGGTCTTGCTTTTGATATTGCCTTAGATCCACTTACCTATCTTACCTTTGGTGTCGGGGCTGGGACAAAGGTTGGAGTTCAGGGACTAACAAAAGTCGGAACAAGGGAGCTTGCAAAGGGAACGCAGAAGCTTACACTGTCTCGTCATGGTATGGAGATGTACCATTACGCTGCTCGTGAAGTAAGGCCAATTGTAGAAGAGGCTGCTAAGAAAGCATCTAAAACACATGAGGGACTTACTGGCTCGCCCCATAGGCTTCTTGAAGACCACCACATGTATCGGTTCCACGATATGATTGGCAAGCACATGGTTGATAACTATGACAGGCTTGCACTTGAGCGCTCGACAAGCATTGGTAGGTGGAGCAAGCTTAAGGATTCATTGCGCGGTGTAGTTGAGAAACCTACGGACGCCTTAGCTACAGCAGTCCGCCCAGGAGATCCAAATACATTTGCAACCAGAACGGTTGAGGATCTTTTCAAAGAGACAGCCCGTGTCCAGCAGAAAGATATTGGTATTGATTTTGCTAAGACTGGCAAAGCTATTAGCACGCTCCCTGTAGTTGGACCAGCGTTTAAAGCTATTGCTCCAGCATTCCACAAGAAGCTTAATACTCCTGTTGAATTTCAAGATCAGATGTTTCTCACCAAGGGAGCAATCGCCAAGGAGTCCGCAAGAGTCGAAAATGAGATCTACAAGGAATTGCTTTCTAAGGAAGGCCTCGAACTTAGTACTGATCAGCTAAGTGAAGTTACACGCATCATTGATGCAGGCGAAGTGCAAACCCCTCGCACCTTCTCTGAAGGCACTCCAACAATGATGGGAACATTTGCAAAAGACGGTGCAAATATTGATCCTAAAGTATTGGCTGGAGTTAAGTGGGCTAAGGAACGCTTTGAACAAATCATGGCGCGAGAAAATGAAGCTGGCTTCAAAATTGAGAGGCTTGAAGATTACGTTCATAGGTTTTACAAGACCAGTGACGCGCAGAATCTTGTGCTTGGCAGAGTCAAGGATTCTGACAATAGCCAATTCTCATTGTTGAGGGGCTTCCAGATGCATCGTCAGATTGCATCCCTGGATGATGCTGCTAAGCTTTTCGGTGAAGAAGCTATCGAGCAAGACATTTCCAGGATCCTCCATAAGAGAGAGATGGCATCTGTCAAGATGATTGAGATGGAGAAGTTTTACGACTTTGTTAAAACTCATTATGGCATTGCGCCGTTGATGGTATACCAAGCGGGAAACGAAGGCAAGTTTGTTGCGTCTCATCTCAAGAAGATTCTACAGGTCCAAAAACCATCAGAGGCCAGATGGCATAATTTTGATCAGGTGCAGGGTGAAGCACCTTACTTGTATGAGAGGCTTGGCTTCACTCCGCGTGGAGCTGAAAATGTAAAGCACAATCTTGATCTTCTCGATTATCTAAGGATGGATGAGAGTACAAGGTTGACTTCTCCCGCAGCGGCAGAGATTGCTTCGAGGGTCCGTCCAAATGGTCTGGCTCAATTGTCTAAGACATTTAATGGTTCATTTAAGCATAAGGGCGCAGAACTTGAATTGACTGAAGTGCTGAGGAGCTTTTACGATAATTCTTTTGGCGATCCTTTCAAGTGGCCAACCGCAGGTGCAACTACCGGCAAGGACGCATCTCTCACAGAGGTATTCAACCTTGTTAGGAAGCTTGACAAGGTTACACGCGATGAGCTTGATACCCCATTGGAGTATCTGTTTCCTAACCTGATTGAAAGGCTCAAAGGATTCGCAGTCGAGCAGCCTTCTCTCAGTAAAAAGGTTAAGAAGTCTGCTGACAGGGTTCTCAGAGCAGGCGCCGAGCGGGCGTTTAAAACTCTATTGAAGAAGGAGGCTGGATCGAAGGGTATTAGAAGGAAGCTTGAATTCCAAGATTTTGTTCCTCAACTCCCTGAAGAGATGGTTATCCGAATGCATTCTACTCGGGTCAATTATGGTGACATTACTGATTTCACCCCGATTGCTCCTGTGCAGCTTGAGAAGATTAAGAAGCTACAAAAGGCTCTTGGTGGGACGACCAGGAAGGGACGGAATATTTTTCATGCAGAGCATCTTCTACAGGTTACAGAAGGTCTCCTTGGTAAGAAGTCCATTAGCTCCCTAACTGGCAGAGAAGCTGATAAGCTAATTCAGTTTCTTGGTCTCCACGCAGGCGAGTTTAGTGCAGTAGAAGGAAAGGCTTCTGGGTCTCTTTTTGGTGGAGGAGTCACCAAGCTTACTTTCAGGCAGAGGGCAAAGCCACACTTTGAGCCAATGGAAGAAGGCGTAAAGGAGTCCTTAGAGAACGCGTCCATTAGTGAAATGAAGATGAAGGCTCAAGCTGCGCAGCTTGCCAGCAAGATTAAGCAGCAAGATGCATCCATCGTTGTTAGGAAAAGAAAGTTAGCTGCTAAGATGGAGAGTGCGAATGTAAATGTAAATGCTCCATTTACTGCACGGAATGCGTATGAAGTAGCAAGGGAAGATGCATTGATAAAGGGATTAGAGCGCTCAAGAGATGCACTTATCGCAAACATGAAGAAGATTACAAACCCGTCCAGAACACCAGAGATAATGAAGGATGGACGTGCCCATATGGGCATGGAGGAAGTTGTTAAGCGTAATGGGTCTCGGATGGACGAAAGGGATCTGAGCAGGCTTAAGAATCGAGCTGGAGTTGAGCGTGTCAACTCTGATATCAGCAGGCTATTTTCTGCTGCCGAACTTAAGCCAGCCCGTACCGCTCGCAGGAAGATGGGCAAAGCAGTTAAGAAGATTGAAGAACAGCTTGCTAAAGTAAAGGACAATCCTGCTGAGACAGATGCCCTAAACCAAAAGATGTTAGACATTGTCAATGCTGCCGCAGCTAATCTTGATAGCAAGATCAAGATTCTTAGCGGCGGAAGATACATGGATGAGGCAGGCAAGATCCATGACATTCTTTTCCGTAAGGTCAAGGACAGCAACAAGCTGGTCTTGATGGGGAAGGACGCAGATAAAGTTAAGAAGGCCCTCATTGATCGCATGATGATGAATACAGCAAAGGGCGGTAAAAACAATGTCGAATACCTTGTCCCTGCTCTGAAGAAGGATTTGCCAGAAACGATCATTGGCCGCGCTGCACAAACCTATTATGTTCCAGAGGAGATTGGTCGAGTACTTCGTGACATGACCACTTCACTGTATGATCCAAACGCAAGTAAGTTGGTTAATGGCTTCCTGCGTGGGTATGATAGGATTCAGAATCTATTTAAGGTTCCTCTTCTTGCTCCGTGGTTCTCCACAGCAGCCCGCAATACCATTGGTAATGTCTCCCTTAATTATCTTCGTGCTGGTCTTGGCCTTTTTGATGAAGGGAACTTTACAGACTTTACAAGAGTTCTCAATTACTATTGGTCCACAGAAAGTCCGAACTTTAGAAAGTTCCGTGACTTGGTCGGTCGAGGTGGCGAGGGAAAGATCGCTAAATTAGGCGAGCAAAGAATACGTTACCGAGGGGAAACTGGAAAGGGGATCACAGTCAAAGAGCTTAGTGATGAGCTTGCTAAGCGTGGCGTGATGACCTCTTTTATGCGTGCTGAAGTCTTTGATACAACTCTGCCAAAGGGATTGCAGAGTTTATTCGGAGCAGCTACCGGCGCAGGAATCGGTGGGGCAATTGGCGGACCAGCCGGAGCAGGACTCGGTTTTGTTGTCGGTGCGTTGCTAAAAAAAGAAGCATATAGAATGAAGAACCTCTTCCGCGCACAAGAACTCGGTTCGGAATTACCCACCAGACTTATGCTCGGAATCTACACATACAAGGCTACTGGAAGTTTCAATGAGACGGGCAGGGTTGTAAGGAATTTCCTACACGATTACTCAGAGCTTAGTGTATTTGAAAGGCGGTTTGTGCGCCGCATGATCCCATTCTATAACTTCACAAAGCTTGCAACGAGAGTCATGGGTACTCAGGTATTTGAGAATCCTGGCAGGGTGATGCTGCCTCATAAGGTTTTCAATGCTCAGAACACAACTGGTGCAGGGTTCAATTCACCAGCTATGCCTGAAGACGTTCCCGATTGGTTCCACAAGCAGATGGTCTTTCTTGGCAAGGATATTGATGAGGAGACCGGCACTGTTAAGACACATGTATACTCTGGCTTTAACCTTCCAGTTCAGGAAGTGCTGCAGCTTGCAGATATCGTAGCCCCTGGTGGAGAGCCAATTGCTAAGATTGGATCGCGTACTTCATTCTTAGCTACGACTGTAATGGAATATATCACTAACTATGATACGTATCGTGGTGGCCCAATTTACCCCAATATTGAAGGTGGTATTCATAAGACACAGTATGAGTCTGGAAACTCATTTAAGAAAAGCCCACCGTGGATGAAGAGATTGGTTGGATTTCGATTGAGAGATGATGGTAGGGTCACAGTGAATCCAAAGGTTGCTTGGGCTCTTGGAGAAATTCCATACAGTAGATTCATCAATATATCTAAAAAGATTTATGCGGATGAAACCGTAGAGATGGAAGCTGAAGGTGCGATCGACTACGAACATCTTGCAGAGCAATTCTTAGGTGTTAATATTTACAGATACGATCCTAAGCAGCAGAAATTCTTTAAGAATAAGAGGCGCATTGATGCCATGTCAAATATACTTGCTAACATTAGAGTCCTTAAAACAACACAAGTTACATCAACATCTTTTAAGAAACAACAGGAACGATCTGCTCGAAGCCCATTCAAAATCGCTGGACAGGGTCCAATTAATTTTAAACAATCCACAGATTATTAGAGGAATTTATGATAGTCGTTCGTAATGTTATTAGGTCAGGTATCGCAGCAACCAATGCTCACGCTCGGACATTGATTAGCGATATTGGTAGCTCTCCGCGCCAGGGAAAGATCGCAAGGATGATCTTCCATGTTAGCGCTATTGTTGGCTCAGCTTCATTTACTAAGGTTACACTTGGACATAAGAATACAGATAATCGCTATATCCTTCCAGTAGCTACTGGAGCCTGGGAAGTTGACGCAGGTGATGCTACTCTTGCGACTCTAATCTTAGATGTTGATAAAGCGTTTGTCATTAACGATGCACAACTTGCGGATACTACTAATTATGCCGGATGGTATTTGGGCCTAACGCTCGATGCTGGAACAGCAACAGTAGAAGCCGTTCTGACGTTTCAGGAGTAATCATGGCTTCTTGGCCAAGCAAAGAATGGGGAGCGACTCCATCGACTCCATCAACGCCATCAAAGCAACAAGTATCGGCTGTTGCTAATGCACGAGTAGTTCAGCGTGCAGCCGCTGTTGAGCATATTAAGAAAGTCTTCGCAGTTACAACTTAAAAAGGATAACCATGCCCTCCACCGCTCCTACTCTTACTTGGCAGATGACCAACACCCGCATCCCTGCCAATAATAATGCCCTCCAGGATGTTGTTGATACAATTGCTCTTTGCATCGGAGATGTTACAAGGTGGGAAGTTAAGTCTTCCGCTGCCGGATACGTCGAGCTCGGTCCTGTTGCAGCCAGCGCGACACCAAATTTCCGTGTACTGGTTGCCTTTGGTGTTAACAATGCACAGATGGCGAGCCCGCATTCAAACAACTCTGATTGCCTAATGATCGGGTTCGCTCCTGATGGTGGCACTCTTGGTTCGCCTCTCGGCGCAGCCGCTCCTTATGGTGCTGCACGATGGTCTGGCTATTGGCGAGCAACAGGATTGATCACTTCTGATGCCACAGAGCAGGTAGACCTTTGCTTCTGTATTGGTTCTGATGAAGTTATCAGTATCTGGTTTGGCGACAGCGGATCAGAAAACTGGTTTGGACTAATCACCGGCGCAATGTTTGATCCACCTACGGATGCAGATGGTGAAGGAACTCCTGGCCGAGTTTATGGTATGATTGTAAACGGTTCTGCTGCTGCCATTCCGAATGCATTCTGGAATAATGTAGCGCACTTCACAGGCCATAATGGCGGTGCTGATGATCCATCTGTAGGAGCATTTAATCCTGCTGCTCCAGCTAACTTTGTTGCGCTTGAGCGCATGAGTTATCTTGCTCCTGCTCCGCCACGATTTGAAACTGCTGGTGGTACGATGGTTAGTCTGCCTGTTGGTTACTTCCACAATGGAGCGCCAGATAACTTTGTTGGGATCTTGCGCCAGATGAGGCTAACAAACGACGGGATGATGCGACAGATCATTCAGGACTCTACCCCGGCTGACCAATCCTATCGTGTATCTGGAGACAGATTTAGCAATGAAGATGTCTTGAGCTTTGACAACGGATAATGTCTTGTTGGGATATACTTCTTAGGGTTGCTTGCCTACCTGAGCTATCGGGGGCGCGTTATGGTTTTCACAAGTCTCGCCGAGGAGGAGCCCAGCTAAGAAATCCGATGGGCTCTCCCTGGCCGATGTCTCCATACATCAATTGCTGCACATGGGTAGCTCAAAGTATTGGTCTTTCTCAGTTTTTACTTGGAAGGAATATTACTATGAGTTCAAAGAATTGGCTGACTGCAATGTGCATGTCTGTTGGTGATGCCGGCGCGCCGGAGATGGTAGTAGACATGGGGCTTGCTAAATCATACCAAGAAGGAATCCCACCAGATTTAGTTGAAGGCGATTGGTTAGTTTGTCAGGGATGGATTGGTGGTGGTGGTCACTCCTTCTTGCTTCGTGTTGTCCCTGCTGGAGATGGCGAAGCAGAGATTGGAGTGATGTGGCTGGAGGCTGCTGGTAGAGCACGAGGCGGACCAACATCTACTGGAATTGATGGGATTGGATCGAGGACTTGTTCTGTGCCAAACGCTCGTAACTGGAATGGATTTTGGCCTGCTGGTTCTGAGAAGCCAATATCATTAGAAGAATTGAGTTCAGTTTATGCTGTACTTTACACTGCACTTTTAGATTGATAGTGAGGAAATTATGATTGTTGAATCCCCCGATAACTCAGATGAAGGAGATACTGTTCCTGTGCCTGTGCCGGCTGGATTTCCAAAGCTTCCTCCAGGAACACCTATGTGGGTTTATTTTGCCTTCATCATGGGGCCAATGCTTCTCGGAGGTGGAGTTAGTTTCTTTGGTGTAACGTTCACAAGCGCAACAGATGTTAACAATAAGCTTGAAGAACATCTTGATGACTTTGATGACTTGCAATATAACATTCTTCTTTTGTGTGAAGCAAATGGAATCAAATGCAAGGGCATTGACGATTAGTTAAGAGACGAGAATGCCCGCCGTGAAGTCATAACCTCACGGCGGGCATTTTTGCGTCTCTCTATTTAATTTTGCTGTAATCTAATTCGAAGTTGCTTGGTAGATATTTGGGCTCCATATTGACACCGCCAAGAATCTCATCCGCTGCTGTTGATCCGAAGCCTTCTGGTATATCTGCTCTTCTCCTTTCTGGATTAAACTTCTTACCAAATGCTTGTGTCATATCAGCGCTGATGTTGTCCTCCATGAATTCGTGAAGATCTCCTGGGACAAAAGATGATCTTAATCCATCCTTCTGCAAAAGCAGAGTGCCTATATAATGCCTAACTTCTGCACTAAGCTCTCTCCTGAATCTCTTTAGCCTGACAATCGGAACGCTTGATAACTTCTTAAGTACAAGCAATTGACCTTTGCGATTGTTTGCCTCAACAGACTTAGCAAATAGTTCATTCAGTCTTCTTATCTCGACTTGACTAAGCAGGGTTCCGTCTACTCCTGCGTCGTCGTTGATTCGAAAGGGTGGTTGTCGCGCTTACCACCTCCAGGTTCAAGATCGATACCGAACTCAGCAAACTCTGCTGAAAGATCAGAGGCAGAATTCGTCTGCTCCTTGACAGTCGGGCTTGTGGCTGGGGGTGGTGCTGGGCTTGCCTGCGGGGCTTGGCTTGCCATGGGCTTGGCTTGCCCTGTAGGGGCCCCTGTGGCCCGTTTAGGCTGGGCTGCGGGGCTTATGCCGGGCACCGTGCCCGGCCCGTTAGGGGCCCGAATTGAGGCCTCCCCAGTGGGCCCCCGATAGTCAACAGCAAGCGTAATGAGCTTGTCGGCACATTGACCAGCAAGCCATTTAGAGAACTGAATAGCCATTGTGCTATTCATTCCGGGACCGGTCTCAGGCACTGCATCCAGATATTCGATCTGACCTGCACTAAGGCCGATGCACTTCTCCGTTCCACTAATCTTGTATATGTATACACCGTCTACTTCATCTACGAGCAGAAGTTTGGCGGCAAGTTCCTGTCTCATCTCATCTCCAGTATAGTCTTGATTGGAGTGCAGTCAAACACCTCAACCATTTCCTTGTCATTAGGGTTATTTGGATCGCGCTGAACGCTGACCAATTTTGACTTTAGCCAAAACATTTTAGTTCTATAGCTAAAAGGTATTTCAGCAGGTACAAAGTAACATGTATGAATTCCATCTAAGTAATTGTATACAGCAAAGAGCGCGATACCTCCAGTGATATGAATGTTTTTAAGGAATGTAGTCTGTTCGCGAGTTGGTCTCCCGTTCCACATCTTGCATTCAATAGCAATATAGAAACCATTCACGTGACCATCAAGATCAGAAACGCCTCGTTCTGAAAATTGATTGCCATGGTTCTTTTTGAGGCGGCATTTGTTTGGGAAAGCGTAGCCGACACTCTTACGAATGAATCTCTGGAACTCAGATTCATTCTTAAGCTTTCTCATGACTCAATCATCTCCTCGTCCGTAAGCACAGGAACACCCTTGCGGCAGTCCTCGGAGCAGTACCCATCCCACCAGGGAGAGGTGCCGTCGTTCTCGGGGTCGGGGTCTTGTTCGGGGAGGTCACAGCCGCAGTTCGCGCAGCGTGTGTCGTCCCCGTCATCGTCGTCGATGTTCAGCATCTCGCTCGGGCAGAGGATTCTCATGACTCAATCATCTCCTTTATCCCAAAGGAAAAGCTCGACCTCAGCAGCAAGCTTAGCTTTATATGGATGATCAAAGTCATCGATAAACTTTCCCCATACTTCGACTCGCCAAACTTCTGATAGGCTATCTCCAACCTTCCAGATCCTTGAGGAGCGCCTATCTTTCTCATCGATAACGTAGTAATGATCGAGTCCTTTAACCCTCCACTTATATGGATGGAATCTTCTGATAGCCATTGCGACAAAACCAGACTTGTAATGGTCGTCTACATTATCAATATAGGTAACCTCAAACAGGCTTTCCCTTCCGAGGTAGTGCCCTTTATCCTTAGAGTATTCTCGTAGGTGTAGGATATCTCCAAGTGTATAATCTTTGTCGTTAACCTTAATCATAAAGGTCTTTATTCCATCAACGACATTTTGATACCTGTCTGAGTAGCAGGCAATAGTGTGAGTATTCATTAAAACATTCCTGTCTGTCTGGTTTTGGCTTCAGATGCTGTTAGTTCAAAATTAGACACTATAAGTTCAGCAGTCTCTTTTCTGGCTTCTGCTACGGGAGCAATATCGTACTTGACCATTCGTTTAATAGAATGCCAGCCTTCAACTGTTCCCCACATACTGATTAAGTATTCAGTATATGAATTAGTCATAATGAATTTGTTGCCTGCTTCGTGTATCTTCTTAGCAAGATTAAACAGCGCGTACTGTTCTTGTTTTCCGTACATTGATTTAGATGTCAGTGTCGCGTATCCTGCGGTTTCATCGTAGGGAGGATCGAGGTAGTAGAAGATCCCGCCGGGATAATTAGTTGTATCAAGTCTTCGGTTTGAGGAATCGATGAGGTCGTGTGCATCCTGACAACGGATATCGACCCCTCTGAGTCTATTAGCAATTCTGAGAAATTCAGCTGGATCAGCCCTCGCGCTACACAAGCTCTGAACAGAGCCAGCATAGCCGTGCCCAGATCCGTTGAAGGACAGCTTAACCGAATAGTAAAAAGCCGCCGCGCGTTCAAGACCGTTAAGTGCTTCACGTTTGAGTTCATCTCTGAGGGCATCGAGGAGTCCTTTGTGTGTTGGTAGGCTATTAATCATCTCTGAAAGTTCTTCTGGCCAGTAGGTCATATACCTAAAGAAATGGATCAGGTCAGAATCTACATCATTGATTATTTCAATTCTGCTACGTTTAAACTTCCATAGAAGAATCTTGAATGACCCGCCAAAAGGTTCTATGTATGTATGGTGTTCAGGAAACCGAGGAATGAGCCAATCCCTCAATTTACTTTTGGCACCCATACGAGGGATGACACCTTTAAGTTGATCTTCATATGATTCATTTTGCTCCTTGGTAAAACCTGGAGCCCATGGGAACTTATATTCTATCTCACTTTCCTTTCTGACCACCCATGGAGAGTCATTCATTTTTGTCTCAACACGTCGAATGTGCTCTCCAGTCGGTCGAGGGAAGAAAGCTCCCTCCCCTTGTCCCTCATTGTCTCCCTGTAAGCCAACAGCCACGTCTCGAACTTTGGCTTCTTGTGGTCCTGCCCCGGCTTGAATGCTCCCCGATCTTTCGCTGGCTTCTTGAGCTCTATCCACCAATGCTGGAACTTTTTCTCCAGTATCTCCTCCTCCCGAACCGTCTCGCACTGGATGCACCGGAACCACCAGTCTTTCTCCGCTCCCGGCCAGAACACTTTTATCTTTAGCGCGCTCGCTTCCGCTTCTATCTCTGCTGTTCGGCCAAGGTGGAGGACTTCGAGTTTGTACTTCCCCCTCACTGGGAGATGACAATCCCTGCACCTTTCCTGCTCCCTTGAATCCTGAGACGAGAGACTTGATTTGTTGTTGCGACAAATTGTTGAGTGCCTTTTGCGCAGCATTGAAATCAACTTTCGTGTTGCCTTCCTCTCCCTCGCTTCCGCTTCCTCCGGAGTCTCCAACTTCTCCTGCATCTGTAGAGTTGTCTGCTTTATCTGTTCGTACTTCTCTATCAGACTCAGCTTTAATACAGTGCTCTTGATTCTTTTTGTGGGTGTCTCCACATTTTTCACAAATGGATCCTTCTGGATCCTTTTCTTCTGGTGGATCTGCTTGTACTCTTCCTTCAACAAGAGGTTTAGGATCATCCCAGAGCCAGTCAAAATCATTAGGCATCCTTGTATCCATATGGGTGGTTTTCTTTTGGAGTTCCATCACTCTTGTATATGCAGTGAGGATTCATATGCTCCTCTCCAGAGATGATTATCAATGAGCCGGGCTCATCGTTCTGGAATAAATCCCACTTTTCTTTTTCCATTTGCGCTTCTGATAAGAGGAATTGAAAACCATGTACCTTTACTATTCCCTTGCTTTGAATATTTGTATCCCAGAATATATATCCACGCTTACCAACGAGCATATGTGGAATGCCACATGGAGTCAATCCCATCATTGCATGGAAATCAAAATCCCATGGTAAGTTCTCGACGTTGAATGGTAGGGAGTATGGATCAAATGGAAACTTTCTTGGAGCGAAATGACATACAGCCTGAACTTTGCCATGCTCTTCAAGAAGCCATTTGTTAAAGATGACTTGCCTGCTTTTGGATCTTGGTTCCTTTATGTTTCCAGTATACAAGTCCGGCACTTCATCTTCCCATGTTGTTGGATCAAGTCCGAGAAGGCATGCTGTTGTTGCTTCTGTACACTGTCCAATTCCGAAGCCGTTCCTTCTTTGTTTAATATACGATATATTGTAACTCATCTCTTGCCCTTAATTCTAACATTAACATAATCTCTAATGAGATCCTTAAAACCCTCAACGGGAATGAAATAACTTCTGCGTCTTGTCATAAGACCATGCTCAAGCTGTGCCAGATATTTAAACTCACCAGACTTATCGCCAAAGATTTCTGAGAAGTCAGCATTAGACCAATCATCGCTCGTTGAAAGAATCCTAAGCTTCTTTGGATTCGGAACCTTATCAAATAGCGACTTAACATCTGCTGGTAATACTCCAGTTTTGATGCCAGCATTTTTAAGGTAGTCAGTATACAGCTTAAGCAATAGATTATATGCAGCGTCAACGTGCTCGTTGTTCACAAGTACGCCGCCAGTCTTATCATCGTAGCTGTATGTGATGCTTGCAATTGCAATTGCAATCCGACCAACTTTGAACTTGGACTCTGTTACAGCTACAAGTGAGATACCCTGAGTAGCTTCGCTAAGTTCTGATGCTCTTGCGAGTACATGTTCAGCGCTTGCAAATCTAATCTTTGATTCATCTAAAGACCACGCCCATTGAAGGTGGTATCTTGATATCTCTCTTGTATATGTGTGAGGAGTTGTGGATTTGTGGATGGTATTAATCAAGCCTATCTCTTTTGTGCCCCATGCGACATACAGTAAATCTACTCTGGCGAGATCCTGTGGACTGCCGACTACTTCAATGGCTGCGTCAAGCGGAGTATCATAAGCCCCAAGAGGTCTATTGCCTCTTGGATTGCATAGGGTGAGAAGCCTGACAGCAGACCGAGTCTTCCGAGGACCAGCATTCGTTGTCCTTTCTGCTACCCCTGAACTCTTAAGGTTAGTAAGACCGCTCCATACTTCCAGTCTAAGTTTGTTTGCTTCATCAAGAGTAACATGCCCACGATTTGATGTCGGCAAGACACCCCAGGTAAAAACCCTGTGAGATCCAAGCTCAGTATTGCCACCTACAAGACCAACGAAGGTGGCATTAGAACCGCAGTCTACATATCTGCCTGCACCAAAGTGGACAGCTAAATCCTGTGCCGTGGTTGATTTGCCAACTCTTGTATCTCCTACGATAAGAACTTCGGAGCATACTTTCTTGCACTTGTATTGTGGACTGATGCTAAACGTGAACGGCATAAACCATGAGATGACCTCCACGCCAATCATCATATCTACACCATATTTAAACAGGACATTCTCTGCGAGATCCTTGATGAGTCTGCGGAATACATCTCCTGAGTTTGAACAGTTAGTCCATAGAGACTCATGTAGCTTTGCATGCATCTCATTAGATCGTTTATATGAGAATACATTGCCATCGATTGGCTGTGTTTGTAAAGCAGCCATCGTGAAGGCATTGTCCTTTGGGGCGCCTACCATTTTGCCCCCGACCATATATCCTTCGTTTTCTTTTGGTCCCTTCTTACCGTCGGTAATTAGATATACTTGATGATGCCTGTACTCTTGATCAGCCTCTTCTTTTACATCAACTGTTGGAACAAGGATAATCTTTTCAACGGTTGCGTAATCAATCTTCAGCTTTGGCGCTGCGCATTTTCTTGTGATACCCATTAGGTCTCTAAGCCTGCTGGGTATCTCCCTCTTTGAGACACCAGTCATGTCTACTACATGCTCGCCATCGAGAGGAAACTTGTTTGGGTATCCTGGAGTCTGGAAGCCAGTCCTGGCGATTGAACAGCCTGCACATTTCTTAAGTTGATCTCTCCTGCCCGTTGGGCAATCGATAGCTATCGCTGTTGGCACGGCATACGGTGTGACTCCTCGTCCAGATATTATAGCGGGCACTTCAATATACTGACTTAGAAGTTCTCCATCTACAAGAGATGAGAAGCTCTTCTGTTTAAACTTGATCTCTTTCTTTTCCGTAAGAGATTGCTTTGGTGCGGTCTTTGGTGCGATTGCGCTCCAAGTAATCCTATTGAGACATGAAATATCCCACTGATTGATCCGCATGTAGTCTGTAACGTCTCCGTTCCCAGGGAGACCATCGGCTGGAATCTTTCCTACCTTGACAATTGCACCAGCATTGGCAAGTGCTTGACCAATATTCATTGAGCCGCGCTGACCAGCGTCATCAATATCATACAGGACTTTAACTTCTTTCCCATTGAAGAGCGGCAGCAGATCATTAGAGAAGTTTCCTTCTCCGCATGTGAAAGTGACAGCATTGATCCCGTGCTGGATCAATAGCAATGCTTTGAGTTCACCTCCAACAATCCAGATAGTCCCTGGCTTGTTGATTGATGACATAGGGTAAAGGTATACAGAGTTGTGTCCCTTTACGCCGATTACTTTCCCTCCTCTATTCCTTTCCCATACTGGCTTGAAGTTTCCGTATACCCATTGCCCACGAATTCTTTGGACCGCCGCCGGTCTTTTATCTTGCTTGATTTGTGAGCCAGTTTCGTCCTTGGCGAGAGATCCATCTTCCTCTAATTCATACCAACCTACATGGTATCTTAGAATGTCATGCTTCCTTACATTCAGGATGTCATCATACTCCCTCTTCTCTTTGTTCTTCCACAGCCCGCTTACAGGGATCGGGATGAACAATCTCTTAGAGGATGTAGACCAGCCAAGAGAAAAATCTCTGATGGTCTCGTCAGATATGCCATAGCATTCTCTTAACCAGTCTGCACAAAGAGCCCCGTATCTTGGGCTGAGTATGTCTCTTGCTGGTGAGTTGATAAGCTGCTTAGCTTTCCTCATCCCGATGACTGCACGCTGCTTTAAGTTCTGCTTTTTCTTCTCTACTCGAACAGTCGGGTTCATATCGATCCCATACTGACGTGCAAAGTGATTTAGCACCTCATGAAAGCGTTCACTTGGTAAGCCCTTTACGTCCATATACAGCTGAAAGAAGTCACCTCCGATGGCACATGTATGACACTTCCAATAGCCTCTATCGTTCATTGTTAGCGAAGGGTTTGCATCACCCTGTGAGTGTGCATCTCTTCTGAAGCATCTATACTTCCCATGCTTTGGTTGCCCAAGAAGATTAGAGACCTCAGTACCTATGTTGATCCTTTGAAGGACCGCATCTTTATCAATCACAAAGTTGGCTCCTTACACTCAAGGCGAACGATAGCTTCACCTGTTAGAGCGCGGCGCAGGATTGATTCAGCATACTCTATTGTATCAAAGTCGCCAGTAATTACAACTACAGAATGTGGGATCCTGTTTCTGAACTGTGCAACCTGTGCAACCTGTGCGCGTGTTGCACCATCATTAAAGCTAATCAGCTTGTTACCTACTACACTGTATAGTTCTCGGCACAGATATGTCTTACCTGTACCACGCTCTCCTTCAATAAGGATAATCATTTCTTACTCCCGAAGACCATATCTAACCAATCATCTACACCTGGTGCATCTCTCGCGATAGTTGAGTTTCCGCGCCATACAACTCTGTTAATTCTTTTGTCTGATCTTCCCTCATATGAAGTTCCGGGATAGCTCTCTACCTTGTATATGACATTCTGTGCATGTATAAATATCCCAGGCCATTGTCTCGCATTGAGTGCAGCCAGAAGCTTATACTCTATATAGAAAGATTCATTGTGGAATATATCCATAGTTACAGCGTCTCTGATTAATACAAAGACACCGCGCTCTGTATGATGCGCGCAGGCAATTGTTTCGCCAGCTGCATCTGCACATTTATCTATTCGTTTATCATTAGCTAATGCGTATTCAATTTGTGAGTCACTTAACATAGTAGTCCTCAACCTAAGAAAGCCACGATAACATATAGTTACCGTGGCCTTCAGAGAGTGATTAGATACTAATTAGAACTGATCGTTCCACTTCTCACTTGGATGCTTTCCATCCTGCTCAGTTCCACGCTCAGGGGGATCCGGCTCATCATCATACTTCGGAGCTACCTGATCCTTGATCACCAGAGCAGTCATACTTTTGTATGCTTCATCAGCAGCATCGATGAGGTTAGGTGCAACGAAGCCAGAAAACTGTTGAGTCAGTCTGCCCCATTTCATCTGCCCGCTACTTTGCGGTTCACATCCAAGCTGGAATACGCAGTACCTCGCAGGTGTCCTTCTTGAAACACATGCCGTTCCGATTTGTTTAACAGTCCCGATACTTGAAGCAGACAGCTGAGCGTAGACACGGACTCCTGCCGGATCAAAGCCAAACACTTTGAGCCCATCACGGAGGTCACCTACAGCCTTACACACATAGCCAATCAGAAGTCTACCCTCGCCGCATGCCTTGCCCCTTCCTTCGCCGCTCCCATCAAAGTCACCAACGGACTTGAACTTATTCAGATTGCATGTATCACATCTGATAAGCTGCGTTCCCTCGTTCTCTCTAACGATAGGATCATCCGGCCCGACACCAATCCACCTCTCAGCGAGTTCTGGATTGTCTTCAACTCGCCATGTCCCTACTCCCCTATCATTCTCTCGCATGAATGTTCCAATCGGAACTCTACTGGTTGAACAGATAGGAAACTTATCCCTGTCGTCACTGTCTCTCTTCATACTATCCGGCCTCCAAAGCGCACGGCTTTCAGCCATCAGAACGACGAGCATGAACAGAGGATTCTTTGAGGAGAAAGTCTCAACGGTTTCTTCCCCGAGGACTGCACGGACCTCCTTTGTATTATCAGAGAGTACCAGCTTAGGCATAACATCGAAGGGGTTAGCTTCCTGTGCAAGCTGGTAAAGCTGTTCATCCTGCTCTCCAGTCTGTAGCCTCTGAAGGTATTCTGATACCTGCTCTGGATCGTTAGCATCAAACTTTGTCATCTCGGTACTCATTCTTGCTCCTTAAGATTGTCTTCAAGTTCAGCGAGGGCTTCTGGTGTTAATATTTCTATCATTGCGAGTACCCTCTCTCGCATCGCAGCGGTGTTGTCCTGATAACTATAACTCTCAACATAAGTAGTCACAATTATATCTAATCCATCATCGTCTTCTATCAGGAAGGCTTCCATGTTGCTACGCAACATGTCGCTTACCTCTTCTTTGGTTGTATCAATAACCGGACCATCATGCTCGGCATTGATCACAAGTCGAATTCTGAGCTTGCTGCTCACTTCATCCATTGTTGATCTCCTTAATATAATCGGGTACGAACCCTGATGTTTTATCCTCCAAGCAAGTAGATGAAAACGGGCAAGTCGGACAGTTAAGCTTCCCGAACATTGCTGGATACATCCTTGCAAAGTGACCACCGCTTGCCATATCAAGCCATACCTTTAAGTCACTTTCGTATCTGGTTGTGTTTCCTTTGATTGGTGCCCCGAAGAAGTATGGCTCTCCTCTGAACCTTCCTCTCTTTTCTCCCTTTGAATACTTTGTTAAGTTTACTGGCGTAAAGATCATGTACCTTCCAATTTCACTCTCACTCCAAAGTCCCTTGCGCTGTCCCATCCAGTCATAGTGTGTAAGCTGTAGATGATTCTTGATCTGATCTTCAGAGTATGACTGCTTGGTTAAAGACTTGCCCTTGAAGTATCTTTGCCAAAAGCCGCTCGACTTTGTGTCTGCAATAACCTTGCCCGTTGATGAGTGCCACAGTAGCAAGTCAAGTGTGCCGACGAATGGAGTCCCTCCATCAATTTGCAAATCGAGTTTAACTTCGCAACCGAGTATCTCAAAGCCTGATGCATTTAGAAGCTTAATTGCAAAGTAGATTATCTGACCAAGAGTAAGCCCATATAAAGTTTCAGGATTGACTAAGTTACTCCTGAATTTTCCATAGTCAAACTCTTGATATGTATCCTTCGGGTTCCTAAGCCACACCTTCTCAAAGACTTCATCCCAGTAATTTGGATCGCGTGTCCAACTTACCCAAGTATTCAAGTCAGGATGTTGAATCGCCTCGTCCATGGCTTGATGAAAGACACTACCACCAAACATATAGTAAGGTGTCTTCGCTCTGTCTATAGCCTGAGTATATAGCAGGGCTTTCATTCCACATTCTCTATATGTTGAAAGCCATGACTGATGTATTTCATTTACAGGTAATGTACCAAGAGGATGAAAGAGATCATCCATCCACTTGGGACGTTTCTTTGGCGGGCTTGATATTGACCCTGCAAATAGATCATCCCATTCATCCATTCCTGATCTCCCTAATCGTCTTGGCGAACTCCATGCTGATGGCTACAAACAAAATCTGTTTCCTTTTATCTCCAGACATATCATTCATGACTCTATTCATTGCTTTAGTTCGAGCACGTATATCTGAATACACAGACCACATTTGATTTCTCTGCGACATATTCTTTGCTTGCTTCTCAAACCATAGACCAACACGATCTATCGCAGCACACAATTCAATCTCGTTAGTATATGCTGACCGTAAGAATTCATATAGAGCTTCTGATCCGTCCTCTTCTATGTTGCCACATATATAAAAGAATTCAACCATCGTTCCTGGTCTTGTCAATACAATATTAGATGGCTGACTATCCTTCCAGCCGTCCATAACATTATGGATGGCTTTACTTAAGGCGAGCATCTGTTCTTTCTCACTCAGCATCTCCGACCTCTGTCTCAAGCTTTGTCATCAAGTAGACTGCTACCCTTGATAGCGGGCGCTCCTCTTGTGTCTTTTGCTTAGTTCCATACTTGTTTGCTCGGTATCTAATGTCTGCTCTAATAATCATCCGCTCAGTTAACTTCTTCTGTGGAGCAAGCGACAGTAGATACCTTGCCTCCATCTCTTCCGAGTCAAATATCTCATCCAACTCTTCGTCATTATTATTAGAAAAGTCCATACTCTCAAATGGATTCTCATATCCAGTACGTGCAGCATCAGCGAGTAGAGTCTCAGCGACCTTTTTCTTCTTTCGTAGAGCACCTACAATCTGTTGTTCAATTGAACCACGGATCACAAGGACATAGACCATTGTGCTAATGGACTTCTTAGTCTTAGGGTCTGTCCCTACTGCTCTATCCTGTGACTGTTCCCAATCAATCAATGACCATGTTGGTTGTGTATAGATGATGACAGGATAACTTCCAAGCCCAGCCTTCACAGCAGGGATTCTGTTGAGAGTAACTCCCTTAGCTGATACGCTCTTCATTAGGATTACTCTCGTTCGTCCTTCTTGGAACTCTTTAAGCTGATGCATACGTTCTGGTCCACTTAATGTATTTGACCTACCCTTCCTGCGTAGAGAAGAATAGCTAACACCTTCATGGTCAAGCATCTCCATGATCCAGTCTTCCATCTCAGAGTTTTCTGAGAAGATGATCATCGGCTGGCCTGGATTACTTTTAAGGAATGTCCTGATCCATACTACCTTCGGATTCATGCTATGCCTGACTCTATTGTAATCACAAGAGCCCTCCACGACTTCATACTTATTGTATGATGCACAGCATTCACGTAGGTGACCATAGATAGTTAGGATATTTTCTTTGATACCTCTTTCATTATCTTGTTCGTCGCGAGTGTACCCCGCCAGAATTTCTTTGGTTGATTCCTTTATGTCATTAGTCGGAGGCATAGCTATGTATCTAAAGTTCTTATCTCTTCCGCTGAACTGATCAGCTTCACTTCTCAGATACCTGATACTTGAGCCAGCTAACCTCAACTCGAACAAGGTTGACATATCACTGTCGATTATAAACTTTCCTGTTCCCGCTCTCTTCAGCCAGTAGGTACTGAAGCGTTCAAATGATGTCCCAAATGTAATCCCCTGATCAATAACTATCTGTTGCGACCAGATGTCCTGTGGACCTTGTGCGAGTGGTGTTCCATTTAGAGCGTATACATACGGCGCGTGTTCTGTAGCATGCCGACATGCTTTTGCTCTCTTGGATGAAGGATTCTTAATCAGACTGGTCTCATCAAATGTCCAGCCAACTCTTTCCATACTCCAATACCATTGCATGATTGGAAGTCGAGCGCTCAGGGATGAGTATGAGATGATATATATATCGTATGCTTCAGACCGTATAGATTGCTCATCGATCTGCTTCCCTTCATCAAGGGTGCATACCCTGAAGCATCCTTGCCTTTCAAGTTCAGAGAACCATGGATCATATACATTGATAGCAGGAGCCACAACCACAAAGTGATCAACAAGATTCTTGTCAAGTAGATATCTCATTAGCATCATAGCCGTCGGAGTCTTGCCGACCCGCATATCAATCCACCACCCTACATATTTCGCAAGGACAGATGCGGCAGCTACAATCTTCTGCTGTGAATATGGTTCGTATATGTTCAGCCAGTCTCTCCAGGTTTCAGTCTCATTAACGATCTCTTTAGTATCAATCAGTCCACCAAAGAAGTCGTCCTCAACGATATCATAGACATATCTGTGGAGCTTATTCTTATCGTACCTGTCTGTGTGCATTCGCCACGGGAATGTCTTAGCGAGAGCAGTGTCTCTCTTAGTCTGCTCAACAATCATAGAGCATGCTTCGACCTTGATGTCTTGTGGCTGAACAGTCAGCTTGATAATAGTCTCAAGATTCTCTATGGTGGCAGGAGCTATGAAACGTCGTCCAAAGTTTCCAAAGGACTTACTTCCTTGCCGACTACTACCAGCAAATAGGTTCTTGAAATCTGCAATACCATTCTCGGTTGCGACCCATTCGCCTCCGATGATCTTCCCTCTATTTAAAGCAAGCTCACAAGTATACTTGCCGTCTGATACCAGCCTCATTGTATCTGGGTTTGATGATTTCTTTCTTGCAGTCGGAGCCCAGTTCTTAATCTTAGTATCTATGACCTGGATTGGATAGAAGTCATCAATGACTCTCTTGATCTTTTGCCAATTGTTCCAGTTGATTCGTAGTCTATATCCAGTATCAGTGTAGTCAAGATTGCCAGCAATCTCGTAGCAGATACTTCGCAGCGGAGAAGCGAGCCAGCTAACTTCGACAAAGACATTGTCGCTGTTAGCGATGACGTCTACCTTAAGGCTTTTGTATGTTTCATCCCTTAGGGATATCCTTGACCACTTCTTGTATCCAGATTTCTCAAACCACTTGACAACACGTCTAAGTGTAGTCGGACGACGATCTCCAGAAAGCGTTAGCTCTGCTTCATGGGGCCCATTGAATTCTGGCTCCCTTATTGATGTTATAGTTCGAAAGAATCTAATTGTATTGTTCAGGATGTGAACATGTTCTTTACAATATACATCATTTGTTATTTCTGTTCCACATGTAATACATTTACATTTCACTTGATCCCCTGTAACCCGATTGGGATTTCTACGCCAAGTTCTCTTGCGAGTCTTACGGCACCGGTGATATCAATCATCGCACTTTCTACGTCGCTTGGTTTCTTCCCGGCAGCTATCGCCATCTTTGTTATGACGTCCATCCACAAGCGATGTGTCTTCCCTTTACTACTTAGCCTGATGCTTAAGTCGAAAGCTGTTTCAGGTTTCTTGGCAGCATCAGAGACGGCGGAGTCGAGCAGCGATGTATTTGCCCGACCAATATACTTGTCGCAATTGAATAAGTTCTCTGTGTACATCTGGTGAGCACTTCTCTTCATGCTCAGTAGATGTCCACGCAATCTCTTGAGAGCATTCAGTTTATCTGACATCCTTAATGTAGGATGAGCCCAGATTCTCAAGGGGCTATAGCTTTCAGCCGAGTGAATATTAATCTTTAGAGAAAGCTCACCGTCTTCAACAGACACTCGATATCGCTGAGTGACATTGCAGTGAGTCACAGTTCCACGACACTCTTGAAGAACATTCAAGAGACTTCCGCCACAGACGGTACACTTGATTTCCAAGACTCTACCTATGTTAGAACTGAAGGAGTCCTTCAGTATTTGCTTCCTAAAGATGACACGAACAGCATATCGCACAGAGCGTAGCGGCAGAACACAGGGAAGCCGAAGGAGGACAACACAATGTTCGTATCATCTTTAGGAAGCCCGGAGGATTAGGTCCTCCGGGTTCCTATCGATCTGATTAATTCAGATCAGAGTCACCAGTGCTCTCTTCGCTGGTGTCTTCATCAGTCTCGTTCTTTGCCTGCTTATCCAGGTAAGCCTTCGTGAACTCTCCCTTCTTGGGATCCCATCCACCATTACGAGCAGCGCTGTGAACATCCAACCGCCATCCGAGCGCGATGGAGCACTTAGCATCGGTCTTCTCATGCGTTACATGATCAACACCAGCATTCAGTGTGCTCTTTCCACACACGATGAGGAGATCCTTCAGAGTAGCGATGTCATTAGCATCGATCTCAGGGAAGCGCTCCTTAAATTCATCGAGCCTCGCGATGAATCGTTCATTAAGCATCACGTAAGTCTCGGAAGAAAGCTCATCCCAGATCTTGCGGAACCATGCGCGTTCGGCACGAGTCTTCGTTGCGATCTTAGCAGCACTTGCGACCTTCTTCTTGGAGAGAAGGCCATGCTGTCCCATTGACTGAAGCAGTCCGTAGATTGCATCCGGTCCCTGGCTGATCATGAAGGCGAACACCGTCTTCATGTTGGCGTCGTCTTTCAGAGTCTGCATGAACTTAACATAGCCTTCGCCATGCTCGACAATCGCTTCTACATGCGCGTGGAAGGTTTCTTTGGTGTAGTTGTCACCACCAACCTTCTCAGCCATCAGAACTTCGTCAAGGGTTTCGACGTCGAATTTACTAAGATCATCTCCAAGGACCGCCGTGTAGACAGCCTTAGTTTCAGCAGTAGCCATATCATACCTCTCTTTTTTTCTTTCATACATTACTTCACTACATCGTCGCAGTCCTATGGCATGGACTGTCGGCTTCCCATAGCAAAGGGGATCACGCGGATCTCACCGCGTGCTAAATTATACAATCGGATCGATCGGGTCCGCACACTTTTTTGTAAGTGCCCGTAATTGCTGGGCTTTTCGGATCCCCTTGCCCGATCGGGCGCGGGGCGTGCGGGGCGCGCCCGGTCCTTGACTTCTCACCTCCTTTATCCACATACGGGACATGATTCGTGTTCACACTTCACTCCGTCACTATGGTCCCAGCGAAGCCAATGACGGAGAACTCTGAAGACCTCATCTCTCGGCGGGTTATCATCTACGAACTGATGTATAAGGGTCTGCTTATCTCGCGTGAGAATATGTAGGTACCTTCCGTCCTTTGACATCTGTAGCACAGGGATGTTCCTGCCAGACTCAAGCACCTTGTGACATTCTGCAAGCCACTCGAAATTTAGTTTATCAATTCTTAGAAGTCCCACATGTCATCCTTCTTCTTTTCTTCCTTTACAGGTTCAAGGCACCACGCGTTTATCACTGATACCCTATCATCTTCCCAATGCACAGTCGTATACTCACAGAAACCTTTCTGGATTTTCAATACCGTACCATGCTTCCCTGAAGACATAGCACTTCTATCTTTAACCCTGTCCCCTTCCTTCAACTTACTCTTCATAATACTCTTCCATAATTATCTGCGACAAATATATTCCTTGCAATTGATATGCAGGCTCTTCATGCCTGAGAAGCTTCCTTACTTTCATATTCGGACAAGCCATAGCAATCTTAAGCTCAGGATACAGCCTCCAGAACATCTCTACATTGTCTTGTCCGGGAAGATTCCCAAACCATAGCTGAGGGAAAGTCCCTTGCCATAGACTTTTGGTGGCGAGTGCAGTCTCACCTCTGGCGTATCTGCTCACCCATTCCTCGCCATGGTATCCTGCGACATTGTCTTCAGGCCCTCTACCATATGCCCGCTCAGCTATCCCAAGCAATGCTTTCCACAAGAAGAGATCAAAGAATCCTCTGTATGCGTATGTATTCGAATGCTTCCATACATGCTTCCATCCACACATAGTTCCAAACAGCATGTATCTGTCAGGGTCGTTAATCGTTGGTGATGGTTGACCATCCTCATCCAGTGGCCGAAGACATTTACTAAGAGTAATCAGATTCTTAGCAAATCTCGGGTTGGGATTTTCTTGTAGTGCTAATCTTCTCATGAGAACAACTTAAGTTGTGACTTGTTAGGAACTCCAAAGCTTTCCTGAAGACGTACCATTACTACATCCCTCAGAAGCTTGCATTCGCCCTTCTTCTTATTGGCTCGATGGTACCAATACCATTTACGACAGATGCGTACAGCAATCCATCCGTCTACAGTCTCCCACCAGCCTGACATTATACAGGTCCAATTCTTCATGTTTATGACTCCAGTAGTTCTACAGAGCTTCGCGCTTTTGCGCCACTTAAGCTCAGTATTTCATCGTCTCGAATTTGTGCATATCCTCTGTCAATGCTGATTTTATATTCCCAAACTCCAAGCTCAGAAATCAGCTTGAGAAGCTCAGTCCTGTCGCGTTCGTGGAACTCTCTTCCGTCCGCAGTTACAAGGCTAAATGTGAATTCCATTACTTGTCTTCCTTGCAATTGCAAATCGTTGTGAGATAGTATGTACAGTACCATTCATGCTTGGATGGCATGGCCCCGATAGACTTCAGGACGGCCTCCAAGTATTCTTTCTTCTCATCTGGTGCGTGGTGTAACTCATCCCTGACTTGGTTCTTAGCTTGCGTGCGACCCATCGCTTTGACCATGTTTCTCGCTGTATTCGCTGCCTTCTCATCCATGATCAAGCTCCCTCTTCGTGAGTTCCATCTTGATCGTAGATGCTAATCCTTCGTACCACAGCCGATCAGCCCGTCCGACGACACGATGGGCCAACCAGATGAAGTCTTCATGACACTCCTCCAGCTCATCCGTACTGACACGGGCCAGGAATGTATTCTCGTTGGTACATCCATGCCTATGTTTCGGAGGCTTGCCACCAGTGCCCCACCATTCGTCGTCATCACATCGGTCGCACCAGAATTCATCAGGGTTGATCCTTTCATTCATGTTGCATTCAACCAGCTCATGAAAGCGCTGCTTGTCATCTACAGTGTGAATGTAGTCCATTAGATAAACAGCGTGAGAAAGAAAGCCCACAGGATGGTGGCGGTGCAGAAGCTAATTACGCACATCATGGTTTCAGTATTCATGCTCTTGTTTCTCCTTCCTACTGAATGTAGGTGCAGATACACAGGAGGAGCCCATGTATCTGTATCAGCATTCAGCGCTCGGATACCTTAGCCTCGTGTGTCTTAGCCTTGTATCTATCTTCTGATGCACGCTCGATGAAGGAGTGTGTTACCAGAAACTCCAGGGCCCCGAAGGCTGAGGTTAATTTATGCTCAGAAGCCAGCACGGCGAAGTCTTTGACCTCCCATTCCAGGTCCAGCCCTTGAAGACCGGGCAGGTTGATGACTTTGAGGATTAGTGAGTAGAGTCCCATTTTATTCTCCTTCTTCACAGATGGTGCAGCCCTTACCATCGGGCTTGTCAGATATATGGTAGTTGAGATATCCTTCTCCCCTACAGATTACTCCGCTCTTGATCATCTTCCCGAACTGGCTGTCTACAGTTCCGGGGTTGAAGTCACGCGACTTGAGAGTCTTCCAGATTTCGGGGCGCGACAATCCACGCTCCATGTGATGGAGGATTTCGTTGTTAATAGCCTTCTGTAGTTTAGTCATTTTATTCTCCTTCTACTGGTGTGATAGTAATCTTGTAGCCCTTCAGTGAGAAGGACTCAGCGCATGCCCGATCAAGAGCCTGTGCATTGTCTCTCATGATGTCTCCATCCATGCGAACCTCAGTGTAGAGGCGCTTCATCACCTTGCGGATTCTATTGATCTCATCGAGAGGGATGAGGCAGAAGGCGTGTTTGCCATCTAATGGCGGCAGAAAGATATCTGGTTCAGTCATCAGGGAAGCTCCTGGATAAAGATTTCCATATTGCGAATGCTGCAGTGATACCTCTTGCCGCCAGTTACGAGCCAGCCTTCCATACCACCGATATCGGGGTCTGAGCAGTGGTCCAGGTTGAAGTCCTGGAGGTCAGTGATGTGCCATTCTCCTCCTTCTGGGTGATCACATACAGTAGTGAATGCACAGCCCAGCTTGATGGTGTTGAACATCATCAGGGTGCGATTGTTGTCCATCTCTTCCCAGCTTGAAGGCTTGGGATTGATACCTCTCATAATTGCCATCTTGTTACTCCTGTGTTCTTGTGTTGAAACTGAGGGCCCGCGCCATCTCTGCCGAAACGAAGTCCTTGGCAGCCTGCTTCTTGTCCTCGATGGTGCTGGGCACGATGAGGGCCTTGCGGGTGTAATGAGAGATTACTTCCATATGGGGGTTGTAATCAATGTAGCCGATGCGCAGATCAGGATCAGCAGGATCAGCACTCCTGACAATGATTACATAGCCGCAGTCGAAACCGTAACCGTGCCGATCTCCGCAGCGAGAGATGTAAATTTCTTCCATCTTGTTACCTCCACCTGTTGTTGAAACTGAGGGCCCGGTCCATCTCAGCCATGGCGAATTCCTTGGCAGCCTTCTCCTCGTCCTCTACCATCTGGGGCACGACAAGGATCCGGTCGGTGTAGGGAGAGGTGACTTCCAATTCTCCATTCTCAGAGTTGTGGTTGATCTGGCCGATCACTCCATCCCCATCGAAGATCCCGTTAGGCCCCATGATGTCCCGTTCAGAGTGTTCGCCTGGGATGGTGTAAATGCTTTCCATCTTGCTCATCTTGCTACTCCTGTGTTGTTCCTACCTAAGTGTAGGCTCCAAAGCATCAGGCCGCTCCCGATGCTTTGGCGGCTATTCTTAGCTCTCGCGAATGTTGGTCCAAAGTCTGTAGTAGTTACAGTTTCCGTGGGCCTTCCCTGCTCGATGAACTCCAGGGATTTCCTTTGCCCTACGCTTTTCTACAGTACCAGTCGCAGCCAGAGAAGCGAGGTAGCGCTTGCAACAGGGCTGAGGATGTCTTGACCATGTTTCTTGCTGAGAACCAGCAAGCCACCCTTCACTGTTGTCCATGACATCGGCGGCAGACTGCCACTCCGTTGTCAGTGCATTGTATGCGTCTCTCATCTTGCGAGACATATACTGGAGCCTCACTTCAGGCCTGTAATCAGGGGTGCTGATGTAGTAGTGATTGTCAGTGTACTTTGCTTCCAGTTTACTGATCGATGCCCTGGCTTCTGCCAAAGTATCGTGAGTAGACACGAGCTTGAATTCGAGCAGTCCTGATTGCTCTACGATCTTGTATCCAACAGTCCACGCCATCTTGTTACTCCTTTCCTGTGTTGTTCCTACCTAAGTGTAGGCTCCAAAGCATCAGGCCGCTCCCGATGCTTTGGCGTCTATTCTTAGCGTCCATACCATGCGTTGGAAATGTAGTTCTGATCAAGGTAGCTCACGATCTTCAGCATCTTGTTCAGGTAGCACAGATCATCAAGAGGCTGGAGATCATCAATGCGGCCCTGAAACTCAGCCCGAATCTCATCAAAGCTGTCTCCATGGGCCAGCCGCCATCCAATCACATCATACCATCCACAGTAGTAGTGATTACGGTGAGGCTCGATACCAAAGTCCTTACACATCTTGTCGTCGATGACGTTGAACTTGATGGGAGCGCTCTTAGTATCCTTGTCCGTTTTCGGAGAGAGAGTAAAGCAATTGGGCATCTTAGTGGTCCTGTGTTCTTGTGTTGATTACCACCACTGTTCTTGACGGAACAGTAGTAGTACCAGATACACACGGGTAGTGATACCTTGTGTAGCTGGTACTTCTGAGGGCAGGTGTCGCCGGGTGCGCGGAAGGCTCTTGCATTACCTACACAATACCATGCGACTAAATGTAGCCAAAGCATTAAGCTGTAAAGTTTTTGTAAACCGCTGTCGATCGGCCATGGAGGCCGATCGAGCCGATCACCTACAGCGCCCGTTTAGAGATGTCTGAGTGCTCTGATATCTGGCGCGGGGCGCGTTGATATCGTTGGAAAGCGGTGAATTCGTTGGTTGATTATGGTGCATGGAAGTCTGGCTTGGTTGCATCGGTGTTGCCGTGTCAAGAGTTGTGAATTCGGTAACAATTACAGGGGGTTAGGAATCTGCTCCCACATCTGAGACGTTTCCTTACTACCCCAACACGAATACTCTAACCAGACTTCCTTAATGATTCTATATAGTTAACTGGGTTAAGTGACTGAGAAAAGAATTCCAGGTTTTAGCTACCAAGGGCCCAGATGTAGCGTAGGAAGCTGGTTGACCTGGGACCATCGACGCAGGGTGTTTTAGCCCTGTTTTCTGGCTTACAACCCAGCAACCCCCTGTAATTACTACCGAATTCTGGTTGCAGAATTCGCGCCCGGCTACCTCGGTTTGGGGCTCCAGATGTTAGTGTAGCCACCTGACTACACCTCTGACTTCGCAGGGCTCTTAGCATCCCTGTAGATGTCAGCAGCGGCGCTCCTTCAGTTTCGTGAAGACATTACTACAGAATTCTCTTGCGGCCGGCAG